TTTTGGAATGCTTCTGAGTTTTTTTGATGTTCTTTTAACATCAATCTCTGAGAAGAAGCAATCATAGGATACATTCTGAATGGGTTGAGTTTACCCATTTCATTTGGTGTTACAGCTCTTCTTACGTGAGGTTGTTGTTTTGGTTGTGTGGTATTTTCTACTGTTCCTCCCCTGTTTCTTTCCAATGGTTGCAAAGAGCCACCAGAAGAACCTGATTGTGTTGGTGTCGGTGTTGGTGTTACTGGTGTTGGTGCATAATCTGGTTCAACATCAGAAAAATCTCCCTCAACATCATCTCCACCAGGAGATTTTTTCAAATCATTCTCAAGATTGCTAGATGTTATATCCTTATCAAGTTCTTTTAATGTATCATCGGCACTCTTCAGTTCTTTCTTTGCTTCTGAAGGAGAGAAAACTGATGCAATATTATCATAGATGAACTTGAATCCACTGGCAATCACACTAAAAGTTTTTACTGCGCCATCCCATATTGGTTTTACAAAGTTATAAACCTTCGTCAGTTCCTTCATAATCTCTGGTAGTTTGGTAACCACAAACCCGATTAGAATAGAACCAAGGAATCCCAGAACCTTATCAAGGAAACTCGTTGCCACACCTTTAATACTACCAAAAACCTGACTGACAACAGGTATTCTTGGCATTTCTATTTTCTTTTCTGCTGCCTCCCGCTTTTCCTGTTGCAGTTCCTTTCTCTTAAGAGCACTATTTGTTGCCCGAATCTTTCCAAGTTTCTTATCAGAGTTGATAAGAACACTCTTTATGTTTGTGACATTTAACTTTAGTTGTTCTGCTTGCTTTTCCATATTATATCATCACTATCTTCTTCACTTCATATGGAATGACAATAGTTTTTTTCTTCTTTCCCATTGAGTGTAGTTCTTTTACTTCACTGCTCACCAATCTTCTAGTATTAACAGAACTAAAGTCATAACGATCTGGACCACCCATACCACCATCGCTACCTATCCATTTTCTCCAGTTTTGATCTGGATTTGCTGGTGGAGGATCGTTTCTTCCCACTTGATTTCCATAGTGGAAAAAGTTTCCTCTATTATCAAATCTAATATCACCCTCACCCATATACTGATACATTGTGGTTCCCTTGAATGCATCTCTTCCGTTTAGTTTTAACAGGGCATCAACAATCTTACCTTGATTATTTTTCAAGTCGTCGGCAAGAGATTGATTGTAATATGCTTTCCCAGTATATACTGCCTCAAATTGTCCTGCCTGTCTTCCCACTGCCGCAATACTATTAGGCCATCTGGGGTTTGCGACTCTATTCAATACTGCCGCAGCAACTCCATATTTATCGTCACCAGGTCCAGCTTCGCCACTTACAATGTATGCAAGTTCTTGCCAATCTGCATCCGTCAATCCTTTCAATCCACCCTTTGGAACCAAAGTGCTTGTCGGTCCAGTAGGTGCTCCAGGACCAGGAGGAGCATCACCAGAACCAGATCCACGAAGGGAAAGTGCTCCTGACTTGATTAATTTCTCAAAATCACTAATGTTTTTTCTGAAATACAAAAGATTGTTTGTAAATCTATCGGCAACCTTTGGGTAATTTTTTAGACTATTAACCTTTACAATGGCACTCTCATCATACTTCCAAGGTTCCTGGTTTGGTTGAGTTGTTTTTGTGACTGAACCACCCTTATTTCTTTTTTGGAAAGGAATAACAGGAAGTTTAACGGGACTGGAAGAAACTGGTGCTGGTGTTACTGGTGTTGGTGCTGGAGCAGAAGTAGAACCAGAAGTATCTTTCTGTACTGTAGGTGTTACAACAGGTTCTTCGGGAACATCATCAACATCCAACTCACCGTCAAGTTTGTCAATTTCTTTCTTCATACTCTCTATCTTGGTGCCTTCTTTTGATGGATTAAAGATACTGAATGCTTTCTGAAATCCACCGACTATAAATCCTGCACCTTTGATAATAACCTTTATTGTGCTTGCAACTCCATCCCATATTGGTTTTACGAAGTTATAAACTTTCTTTCCCGCCTCTATAATTTCTGGCAGTTTAGTTACAATGAATCCAAGTAAAACATATCCTGCAAAGTTTAGAATCTTGTCAAAGAAACTCGTGGCAATTCCTTTTATTCTACCAACGACACCACCAATGATTCCAGATCCAGGTACTTTAACCGACTCTATATTTTTTTCTGCTGTCGCTTTCTTTTCTTTCTGTGCCTCTGTCCTTATAATACTACTTTTTTGTGAGTTGATTTTTTTGAGTTTTGTATTGGAACTGATAAGAACACTCTTAATGTTCGTGACATTTAGTTTTAGTTGTTCTACCTGATTTTCCATTTATCACACCCCAAATATTCCAAACTGCATCTTCATAAACTCAATGTAGGTATTCTCAGGGTCTTCTGCATCAAAAGTAGGAATGGAAGAACCTCCAGCAGCTGGTGCCAATGATGTCGGTGAGGCAGGAATGTTAGAACCAGATTTCTGCATTGGAAGCATAATAGTTTCTGGTCCACTATCTTCTTCTTTCTTCAGAGAAGAAGAAGTGTCTCTACCAGTTGGTTTGATTGTATTTGCCGCTGCTGGTGCCTTTGATTCTGTTGGGGGCGAAATGTTGGCGGCAGGACTCCCGGGAGTTCTTACCTTTGGTTTATTTTTCTCTGACAGTTCTTTTAATGTCTTCTCAAATGATTCATTTGTTTTCTTGAATAACTTATTATTTTCTTCCTGTTCTCTCAGAGCAAAAACCATTCCACCATAGAGAGAACCTTTGTCTCTGATAATATCATCTACAAAAGGACCAAACTTACTTGCCTTACTCTGTTCTCTTGGAACGACTTTCTCACCAACTGTCAATAGTGCAGGGACACTATCTCTGTTTCCAACATTCCTTCCAGTGACTGTTCCGCCACTGTTCATTCCTTTTGCTTCTTTTGCATTAGGATCTTCACCCTTATTTCCAAAGAACATATCATAAAGTTTTCTGCCAGCCATATCACCAGCAAAACCACCAATAAAGGTTCCAAGAGGTCCACCTAAGAATGTTCCGATGGCACCAAGTAATCCAGCACCAATGGCACCAAATGCTGCTCTTCCAGGATCTTCACCGAGAGCAACTGACAAGGCAAAGTCTAATAGTGCTCCAACAAATGGTATTCTCTTCAGAATTGGACGAGCAAACTTAAGTATTGATTTTTGCAGTGTCTTTGCACCAGGACCCATACCCAGTGATTTTATAATATTTCTAGAAAACTTCTTCGCACTAACCTCAACGCCTTGTAGTGCCTTGTTTATGATACCTTTTTGTCTTGTTATAACTTCTACGTTTTCTCTTACAGCACCGCCTGCTACGTTAAATTTTCCAGGAACGACTCTTGACTGAACCTCTCTACCTATGGTTAATCTACCTCTTCTCTGCCCGGCAGCGTTTCGGAATATTCCACCTCTCGTTCTTCCACCACCAGTTGAAGGTTTACCACCGCGTCCAGTTAAAAATCTTGCAACTCCACGAAGTGCTCTGAATATTCGGTACATCTTATAGATGACTCTACCAACCAGAACACCACCTATTATACCAAGAATCCATTTCCAATTACTTTTTACAAAGTCAAATACACCCTGAATCTTTGCTCTGTTCTCATCCTTACTTAACCAAGTCAGTGCTTTATCTACAATAAATCCAGTGACTACGGCACTTAAGAATCCAAGTATCTTATCAAAGATGCTCTTTGCTGGTGCCAGAACTTTATCGGCAACTCCACCTATTGCACTGGCAACTTTCTTTACACCTTCAGCACCTTGTTCTGCTGCAATTCTTTTCTTCTTGTCCGATGCTGCTCTTATCTTTTTAGTTTCTTCATCCTCTTTTGCAATTCTATAAGCAAAATCTGCAGAGAGTTGCTTCTGAATCTCTACAAGAATATTATTAGTCTCTACTAGTGTCTGTTCTAAAGGAGTTCCTTCCTTCTTCAGATACTTAGGATCTACATTACTGCCACGATAAATGCTCCCATATCCCATTCCTGCAGGAACTTTCATAGTTTTGGAAGCACTTACCGCTTTGGTGGTGCCACGAAAAACTGAAGAGGAAACAGTAGTCTTCCCCAATTTAGGTCTTGATGTTAACGATGGTGCCCTAAATGCCTGACTACTAAATGCCATTCTTTTGCTGATACTTCAGGTTTTCTTCCTCAATGTATTGTTGGAGAAGAGTAACATAAATGTCTCTTTCCCAAGGTATCATATTTTCCAACTCTGTTAATGAGTATTTATGATGCTGCATCAAGGCAAAATTAGTCTTGTAGTAGTTCTCCAGGTTTTCGTGCGCCATCGCTAGCTGAAAAAACTTGCCAGACCCTCCAAGAGAACACTATTCTTGACATTTGTATTTGGGTTGGTTACCTCAATCGTATGTGTCAGTTTAGGCATCGTCTCAAAGAACACTTCAATATCCTTAAACTGTTTGGTGTTCATCTGTTCGACAAACTCTCTCAATTCTTTCTTGGTGCAGTCAGAAGCACTCCAGGACTCTTCTTCAGTGAATACGGTTCCGATACAAGAAATGATGACATCAAGTGACTTATCAACGTCACTCTGATTCATATTTGTTTCGAAGTTGCTCTCAACAAACTGATTCAGTGATGGATACTTCATCTCAACTGAGAGATTATCGTCAAGTTGAATGATATTTGAGTGCTTAGGATTCTTTTGGACTTTGATGCTATCAATGTCAATTTCTACCTTGACTTGTGTCTCACCATCATCTGGGCAAGTGATATTAACTTCTACAGTTTCACCGACAGATTTTGCTCTAACATTCAGGAACAGATACTCAATGTCAAAGGTAGACAAATCATTGACTTTGATTCCTCTTGTCAGAACACAATCAGTAAGAACGGTTTTGATTGCATCTGTAATCTGCTTCATGTCTTCAGATTCCAGTGCCATAATAAGGATTTTTTCTTCTCTTACAAGGAAAGGACGATATTTAATTTTCTTTCCATTGGAAGGAAGTTCCAACTCATAGGTTGGAGTATTGATTTTTGGTAAAGGCATACTAACCCATTATAAGTTCAGTTGTGATTATTTATTATGGTGTTCGGAAGTTCCCTCCTCTTATATCACTACCTCTTCTGTCTATTCCTTGACGCCTTTCTGTTGGAGTAAGACTTCTTTGTGGTTTTGGTGCTGGTTTTGCCGGTGTTTCTGGACTTAATGGTTCTTCTCCAGATCCTTTTGGTTTTGATGCAGAATTTAAAACGTATCTATCATAAGCAAAAGTAACAGTAACCTTCACTAAATCTGCTGCACCATAAGAAACTGGAATAGCAGTCATTCCTTTTGGAAATGCATTGATAAAATCATATTGAAGATAAACTGAACTTCTTTTATAATCTCTCTCAAATTTGGTTATTGATAATGTATCAACTTTATAACCAGACTCTAATGGTTCTTTTGACTGAGGATTTCCTAGTGGGTAATTAAAACGACGATAAAATGCCCTTGAATTTGTTGCTGGGACTTTCTGTTCTGTACCAGAAATATAGTCCATCCATCCCTCAAAGAATTTAATCATATTATAGTTGTAATCGACATAAAAAGTAAAATCACTATCAATATACAATCTAGTATGAGCAAACTGCTGATTGATTCCCTGAAAATTATCCTTTACTTCTGAGGTTGCAAATGAACTTGTTGGAAGAGTTGCATCAGCGCACAATAAACCAACATTTTCATTTATCCATGTTTTGTCAAACTCAAAAGTCTCTTCAAGATACGTGGTTATTGTCTTAGGTATTCCTGAAATATAAACCTGATATTGGTTAGATAGTGCAGGTCTAACTAAATCACTTCTATTGAGAGCACTAGACTTATAACTTTGGATTAGCGATTCTGCCACTCTAAATACCTTATACGAGTCTTACATTATTAAGTATTTAGATGTCATATAAGGGAAAATACCAACCTTCATATCCAAAAAAATACAAAGGTGATCCAACAAATATAATCTATCGTTCTCTCTGGGAGCGAAGATTTATGATTTATTGTGATACCAATGAAAAAATCTTGGAATGGGGAAGTGAAGAAATCATTGTTCCTTATCGTTCTCCCATTGACAATCGCTACCATAGATACTTCCCAGATTTCTATATCAAGGTGAAGGATAAGAATGGTAAGATTAAAAAAATGATTATTGAGATCAAACCATATAAGCAGTGCATAGAGCCCAAAGTCCAAAAAAGAAAGACAAAGGGTTATATCTATGAAGTTATGGAATATGCCAAGAATCAGGCAAAGTGGGGTGCTGCCAAAGAATGGTGTTTAGATCGTGGTTATGAGTTTAAGGTTCTTACGGAAAACGAACTCGGTATTAAGTAATGCCAAGAAAAACTCTCAAAGAAAGAAGAGAACGATTCCCAACAGACGATAATGAGAATCGTGTGCGTAGAGTTGTTCGTGAGTTAAGTGGTGTAGAAGATTCTGATGACAAGATGGAAGCAC